TAAGGAGTACTAAAATGGAAGATAAATATGTTAACAAAATGTTACACAATCAACATGTAATAGATAGTTTAAATGTAATGTGTGATGAGCGAATAAAAGAATTAGATTCAGATAGCCCTCATGGAGATTATATTTATTATAGTTTCCAAGATTTAATTAATGAAGAAAAATGGGAGGTAACATCATGAGCCACCACGCACACGAAGAATCAATGGAAAGACGAGAGGAAGACCGACTGGAAGAAATCTATCTACAACAGTTACACCAAGACCATGAGTTTATGGAGGGGGTATATGCCTCGATAGATGACGATAGGGTAAGGCAAGACTTGATTAACAAACATTATTTTGGAGAGTAGGTATGGATACATGGGACGATACGGGATATGACGAGGACGACAATGATATTAATGTCGTGGTCGAGTATGACGCAGAGTATCAACCTGCTGAAAGAGATGTGGGCATTATGAGTGGGGGCTATGCAGTAGGTATTTGTGGGGCAACCATTGAAGAAACAGGAAAGCCTTATGACTATAGCAAACGTGAGGCAGAGAGGTGGTGCGAGGGTATATCTGAAAACTTAGGAGGGTATCGAGATGAGTAAAAGTAATAGTGCAACATGGTTAGCAACAGGATTATTTATAGGCAGTCTTGTGGGTATGGGGTTATTACATATCTTCGAGACATATCAATCGAACACCACACCTACAGAGGTGGTGTGTCAAAAAGGTATGGCATACGAGCAGACAGGCTATGGCTCAGGTGTATACCTAAAAACTGAAACCGAATGTATTGACACCACATTCATAATGGGAGAGGAATAATGGTTACAACAGGACAGACTTTACTAGAGCAACGCAAGGCTAGAAACAACAGATTACTAGGATTTATGGTGGGGGTAATCCTCACATCAATAGTCTTTTATTTTATAGGGGGGTAGAGAGATGAGTAAGATGATGTTTTTAGTAGTAGTGGAAGAGTGTGACGACGACCTCGAAGCTCTATTAATCGAAAATGGAGACGGGGCTGAGTTTATAAATGATGTTTTGTATGGGGCAGGGATTAATCCAACAGTTTATAACATAACAAAGGAGAACGGCTATGAGTAAAGAAAAGATAGATTATGTAGAGCAAGACATTTACGATTACTTTGGGGCTGACCAAGAGATACACAAGGCCTCCCGTCATGACTTACTCGGAGTCATCGGAGGTATGAGTGGGATACTAGAACTCTTATGGCACAAGCAAGTTACCCCTGAGATAGCATTCAAAGACTTTAAGTCTTGGCTCAAGGAAAGACAAGAGCATGATGACTTACTTGACATGACTGAGGAAATCCCTGATACTAATATTCCAATTAAAAAAGAGGAGGTGGCACATGCCTAAGATAAAAGCAGAAGACATAGATTATATTCATGTTGAAGAAGTAGTTTTTAGTGTAGTCATGCAAGACGGAAGTGATGTGTTAGTGAGTGAGAAAGGTATTGAGTTAGATACTTTTTCAAAAGAACAGATTGCCGACAATGTTATGTATCACATAGAGAAAGGGAAACCCGTTGAGATACTGGACGATGATGATGACATGATTACCTTTGAGCCTGACATCGACTTAACGGAGACACACTAATGGAACACCATTTACTTACAGACACACGTAGATTACTCATGGATTTTGTGGTCTTGTTAAATAAACACAGTATAGGTAATGAAGAAACTGTTGAGGCCAATCGTATCATTGAGGAACTTACCTATGTATTAAAGAACCCCGAATTAGTAGATACAATTGAAACGCAGATTGAGGAAGAGGAACATAAACAAATGTCTCAGGATATTGCCGACGAGATTTTATCTCATGGCTGTCCGAATGGCAATTGTGATGTGTAAAAGGAGAGTCACATGGCAACACCCGAAAAGAAAGTAAAGCTTAAAGTCTGTGAGATATTAAAGGCTCATGACTGTTATTACTTCTACGCCTCAACTGGAGGATATGGGGCAAGTGGTATTCCTGATATCGTAGCGTGTTACAAAGGAAACTTTATTGGGATTGAGTGTAAAGCCAATGGCAATAAGCCTACGGCCTTACAAAACAAACACCTAAACAATATTAAAAAGGCACAAGGATATTCAATGGTCATTGATGAGACAGACATAGACGCATTAGAACTATTCTTAAAAACATTATGAACGACAACGTAAATAAACCCTTACACTATACCAAACATAAATGGGAGGTCATTGACATACTACAAGAGTTTTTTCATAGCGAACCGTTACTGTGGCAATGTGGGAAATATCTTTTGAGATGCTTGTACAAAAATAACCTAACAGAAGATTTACAAAAGATGATATGGTATGCAAACAAACGAATAGAAAAGGAAAACAATGAAAGAAGAAGAAAAAGTAGAGGCAATAAAACTAATTAAAGAATGGCAAAAGAAACGCCCTAACTTTAGTCGAACCAAATTAGCCGAGGCAACAGGGGTATCTTACCCTACCTTATTAGAGTTTGGTAAACAAGGACTGATAGAGTTACCTGAGAAAAGACACACTACTAGAAAAAACACTTCATGGGGTAGATTAGGAATACCAAAAGAATGGCCGACGAAATAGATGTAGCTAATGCTGAAGTGGAGGCTCGACTTAAGTTTACCCTTAAGACAGTCAACACTTCGATTGAAGAGAACGATACTGGCAAATGTATATGGTGTGGCACTCCCGTTATAGATAGAAGACGATGGTGCAATTCACAATGTCGAGATGAACACACGAATACTTACAAACTATAAGGAGAGCGTCATGCAAGTATGGGAACCAGACGACGATGAGATAATAGCAGTAGAAAACAAAGCGGTAAAAAAGGGTACACGAGGGTGGGTATATGTAGGACAAATAATAGCCTTTGTCATAGCTTTATTTCTTATGCTAGAATTGTTTGCTTGAAACCAATTAGTACAGTAAAGAGGAAGTGCCATGTGTGTGGCAATTTAGACGCTAAGTTTTTTTTTAAAAAGTGGTATTGCTCACACGACATACACCTACAAGGGGTATGCAAAAATAATAAAACGAAAGGAACAAAGTGCAAATAGTAACGCTTGACTTTGAAACATTTTATGCAAAGGCCTACGGCCTACGCAAGTACACAACAGAAGAATACATACTGAACCCCCAGTTCCAAGTGATTGGGGTAGCGATTCAGATAGACGACGGTAAGCCCGTTTGGTACGAAGGGGAACAGGCATCAAAGGCTATCGCCTTAGTTGACTGGAGGAACTCAATGCTCATCTGTCATAACACGCAGTTTGACGGAGCGATACTCAAATGGGTCTATGGCCACGAGCCAGTAGCCTACCTAGATACACTTTGCATGGCAAGAGCCAAGCATGGAGTTGAGGCCGGAGGTTCACTTAAAGCATTAGCTGAACGCTATCAGATAGGCGAGAAAGGAACGGAAGTCCTACAAGCATTAGGTATGCGACTCGAAGACTTTCCGGAACATCAACTGCGACAGTATGGTGAGTATTGTAAGAACGATGTAAGACTAACCTACGACCTATTCAAAATCCTATCTAAAGGATTCCCCTTATCCGAATTGAAGCTCATTGATATTACACTTAGGATGTTCATACTACCTATATTACGCGTCAATGATAAATTACTAGAAGAAAGACTTAAGGAACTAAAAGAAGAAAAGGCCCTAATGTTAAAAGGGTTAATGGAAACCTTAAACTGTGATACCAAAGAGGCAGTCAGGAAGAAGTTAGCAAGTAATGTACAGTTCGCTAAGATATTAGAAGACATGCACATCCCTGTGCCAATGAAGGTATCCCCTACTACCGAGAAAGAAACCTACGCGTTAGCTAAGACTGACGCGGGGTTCATTGAGCTACAAGAAAGTGACAACCCTGTTTTGCAAGAGTTATGTGCAGTCAGACTAGGCACGAAGTCTACGATAGAAGAGTCACGCATACAAAGATTCATAGACATGGGAGAACGCCATCAAGGACTCTTACCTATCCCACTTAAATACTATGGCGCTCATACAGGCCGGTGGAGTGGTATGGACAAAGTAAACTTCCAGAACTTACCAAGTCGTGATGTCAAGAAGAAAGCATTAAAGAATGCAATCCTACCTCCTGTTGACCATGTGATACTTAATGTTGACTCCTCACAAATCGAAGCTCGTATATTAGTCTGGCTTGCCGGACAACATGACCAAGTAGAACTGTATCGACAAGGCAAAGATGTGTACTGTGACTTCGCCTCCCGTGTGTATAAGAAAACAATTAATAAAAGAAATAAGAAAGAGCGAGCAGTGGGTAAGACTTGCATACTTGGGTTAGGGTATGGCACAGGCCATGTCAAGCTTAAGGGTGTACTAAAACTTAAT